CGGAGGGTCATGCCTGGGCTGATAGAATCTGTTCCCATGACGAGTGTTTCCTGCGACGATGATTTCGGTGTGCCGGATGCCGAATACTGGTGCTTCCTCGACGAGTCCGGCACGCCGGACTACGACCCGGACAGCAAGCCGTATTTCGCGTTCGGCAGCGCGGTGTTCGAAGGCGACCACGGGGACGAGTACATGAAAGTGCTTCGCGCCAGGGCCTCGCGCACCGGAGTCCAGGGCGGATTCCATGCCTCCCATGACAGCAATGACACCAAACAGTGCTTCTTCGAATGCATCGGCGGCATGGATGTGAAGTTCAACGCCACATTCATGGCCAAGCAGCGCGCCTACCCATATGTCAAGGCCAGGGGGAACCTGTGGCTGTACAAATGGACGCTGTACACCCACGCCGGGGCGTTGGTGAGGCAGTTGTGGGATGGCAAGAGCAGGATCGTCGTGCATCTGGTCGTCGCGAAGATCAATCTCAGCAAGCGTGAGAGAGCCGTGAAGGATGCGGTGTGCGATGTGTGCGCGCAGTTCGACCGCGAACAGGTGCACGTGGTTCCGCACATCTGGGACTCGAACTCCAGCGCGGGACTGCAGGTGGTCGACTATGGACTGTGGGCGATACAGCGACACGTGCTTTCCGGTGGCATCAAAAGCGGCCATTACAACAGGTTCATCCAGCCGAAGATGGCGGACGATGTGTGGTATCCATGGGGGACGGTGGCAATCTGAGGAAAAGTTGAGATCGGCTATCCGCTTTCACGGAAAAACACCCGTGGTATTTTTGTCGCCGATCTTGATTCCCATGTTAGTCCGCTCCGACATGGGAACGCAAGCCGATATGGTCGGATTGTGAGACGGTATGTCTCACGGTTGTTGCCCGACCATCTCCGCGCCGTATCTGACGTGCTGCTCGAGCAGCGTCTGATAATCCTTGAGCACCTGCATTGTGACGCCGAGTTCGACCGCCATGCTGTAGGCTTCGCCGTCGTAGGTGGATTCGGCGAGCCGGTATTCGACCGGGCTGATGAGCGTGAGCGCGGTTTCGCGCCGCGCCCGCAGCTCGGCCTTTAACCCGGCGATGCCGCCGCACCCGATGTCGTGATAGTGCGCGTGGATCAGCTCGTGTTGCAGGGTGCAGAGGCGTTGCCTCGCGTTGAGCTTGTCGTGCAGGACGATGAGGCCGAGCGCGTCGCAATAGTAGCCGTTCATCCCGCGGGGCAGACAGTCCTCCTCGACGCGCAACCCCATGCCCCCGGCCCGCGCGTACAACGTGTCAATGTCAGTCGTCCGGCGTCTCGCTTTCCACGGCCTTGAACCCGGTGCCCTCGACGCGTCTCTCGTCCTTCCTCACGCGACGTTCGATCTTGCGGATGTCCTCCTGCGCGTCGAGCTCGTTCGCGTGACGTGCTATCTCGTTTTTGTCCATGTGTCTCCTCCTTGATGGTTGGGATGATTTCCTGACCTCAGCAAAATGGTCTAATCCCAGTGTTTCCAACGGTTCCCGCCGTCAGTCGTCCGGCGTTTCGCTTTCCACGTCACGATTCTCATCCATGTTCGCGGCCACGTCATAGTCTTCGGGGTGCGCGGCGATACGGTCGATGAGATCATCGGTGATCTGAGACTCGCGCTCGCGGGCCTCGTAGGCGCGGGCGGTGTCGCTGCCGAGTGCTCGTGTGTAGATGTCGAGGCTGGTGAGCCCGAATGTGGAGGCGATGTGCTCCACGTCTGACGTATTCAACGGCGCCTCATAGCGCATGCGTTTGTACCAGTAGTTATTGCTTAATCCACTGGAATCAAAGAATTCGTCGATTGATATATCGCTGTTTTTTAACAGCTGACGGCATATGTTGATGATTCTCTTGCTGTCTTCGGTGACTTCGTTTTTCGGTCCTCTTGCCATGCTCGAAGTTTATCTAAATAAGTAGATTTTGTAAAGAACCTATATAGGTAGACGAATGAAATCACCTAAATAGGTAGATTAAGAATCACCGTAAGGCAATGAACAAAGAAAGGAGCGGCAAGACAGATGAGCGAGGCGGAAACCATCGCAAGGAATCTCAGCGGCGAGCTCGCACGGCATCGCAAGACACAGGCCGCGCTCGCAAAGGAGCTTGGTGTGAGTGAGCAATATATCAGCAAGCGATTGCAAGGTGAGGGTTCATTCACCACCGATCAACTCGAAAAGACGGCGACGATGCTCGGCATGAGCCTCTACCAGCTGATGACGCTGCTCCTGCAGCCGATTGACGGCATCAAACAGATCAAGCCGTGAGCAGCGCTCGCCGACGAATGAATCGAAAGGAAGGTGTTCTCACATGGAAACGATAGCGGCCTGTTTTTCCATCGTCTGTGCGGTGGTGAGTGTCATCACGATCTTCATCAATCTGTGGCTCAACCGTTAACGACGCAACAGAAAACGAGCCACACGTTCTCTTCTAGTGGATTGGACGAAACCATGTATCTCAAGGTTATCGACGATTGGAGTCCCTGCATCATACTCCTTTTTGGACACTCTGGTGGGTTTGCCGAGTGGAACGAGCTGATCCACGAGACGTTGCCCATCGACGACGTCCCATCGAAAATCCTGCTTGAGATATTGGGGCTTGCGGGTCGGGGAATCCATCCAATAGACGCGGAACCAGCCGCTTTTCGCCGGAGTGACACCATCCAGGAAAAGCTTGGATTCCGGATCGTCGAGCAATGCGTAGACGGTTCCACGCGGTTCCACGAACGCGAATTCGGCGCCGATGTCTTTCGCTTGGCCGTGCGGCGTGTCCAGGTATTGGATCGCCTGCACAGAGCAGCCCAAGGCGAACAATTTGACTCCGGCTGCCTGCATCTCGCCGTTGTTCGTCAACGCAAACATGTGACCGATCCCATCGGATTTCTCAAGATCGTCATTCGCGTCTTTCAGAAACCGATTGAAATCAGCGCGTCCCTCCTTGCCGTGTATGGGGATGCAGGTCCAATGCGCAGCTGGCCTGCGCTGCCAATTGCGGAATGTAATCCACACATTGACAGCCAATGCCAGAAAAGACAAGGCGGGGGACAGCAATGTCAGCCATAAGGGATTGGCGCTCATAAATCACTCCGCAATCAGTGGAACACGGTCAACGTGCACAACGATACAGCAGAAAACGCGTCATGGGAGCGCGTGACCACCAATGAAAACGATTCTAAGGAGAATCCAATGAACAATGAAATCCAACAGTTCGATTTCAAGGGCAACCAAGTCCGCATCCTTGGCGACAAGAAAGGCGAGCCTTGGTTCGTCGCCAAGGACGTGTGCAACGTGCTGGGCATCACGAACAATCGTGATGCGATCGGCGAACTTGATACCGATGAGAAGAATACCGTCGTTATTACCGACGGTATTCCGGGAAATCCAAATAAAACCATCGTCTCCGAAGCTGGTCTGTACCGTCTGGTGATGAAGTCCCGCAAGCCCAAAGCAAAAGAGTTCAAACGTTGGGTGACGCATGAGGTGCTGCCGTCGATCCGTCGTCATGGCGTGTATGCGACCGACGTGACCATCGACAGCATCCTCAACGACCCGGACTTCGGCATCCGGCTGCTCACCAATCTCAATGACGAACGGGCCCGTCGCCGCGAGGCCGAGCGAGCCATCGAGGCGCAGAAGCCGAAGGTACTGTTCGCCGACTCAGTGGCCGCGAGCCACACGACGATTCTCGTGGGCGAGCTGGCGAAGATCCTCAAGGGCAACGGCGTCGACACCGGCCAGAACCGCCTGTTCCAGTGGATGCGCGACAACGGGTACCTCATCAGCCGCAAAGGGACGGACTTCAACATGCCGACCCAGAAGGCGATGGAACTCGGCCTGTTCTTCATCAAGGAGACGAACGTCCAGCATTCCGACGGGCACATCACCGTCAACAAGACCCCGAAGGTCACCGGCAAGGGGCAATCGTACTTCGTGAACAAGTTCCTTTCCCGCAACGCCCAGGGCAAGTTGAAGGGAATCGACTGATGTCCGCGCCGGTTGATTCGAGTCGCGTCCCGTTGGGGGAGCGGCTGGCATGGACTCCCGCGCAGGCCGCCCAGGTGTATTCGCTCGACTACCGGGGCCTATTGCACGCGATCGACGCCGGCGACGTGGACACGTTCCGCCCGCCGAACCGCGACGGAATGCCCGGCAGGCTGAAGGTCAGCAAAGCCGCCATGGACAGGTGGATCAAGGAAATGGAGGAATAGATGAGCAGCAGTGCGAAGCAACAGGAAACCCGACGCCGGGGACTCCAGCTCACCGCGCGTGAACGCCTCGCCACCGAGGAAGCCCAGCGAATCAAGCTGCTCTTGCAGCAGATTCGCGACAGCAGCAAGGAAATCCACTCGATTTTTCCCGAGTGGGCGCGGAAGACCATTCTCGCGTTCTCCGAAGTGCAGGGCACCAAGGGCCTCGTCAGCAGGCTCGACCATGACGACGAATACGGCCGCTGGGAACGGTTCATGGCGATTCTTGACCGGCTCGAAGAGAAAGGCGAATGGCGATGAGCCGCAAGGAGAAGATTCTCGCGGCGCTCTGGCTGCTCGCAGTCTCCGCCAGCATCGTCGCCGCCATCTGGGCAGGCATGTGGCTGACTGCCGGACTGCTGCGCGACGGAGCATTCAGCATCCTCCACTTCATCGTATTGGCCGTCTCATTGCCGCTCGCCGTGATCCTCGGCAGGCCGCTGGGAGGTGACGAATGAACGTGTTCGAACTCTCGGTGCCTGGCGACCCCTTGTCCAAGGCGCGTCCCCGCGTCTACAACGGGCACGGCGTCACCGACCGGCGCACCAGGAACGCCGAGAACCGCGTGTACTCGGAGTTCCGCCGCAAGTACGGCGACATGGAACCCATCAAGGGGCCGGTGCGCATACGGCTCAAGTTCTGGATGGCGTCACGCCATCCACGTGACTGGGACAACCTCGCCAAACTGGCCACCGACGCATTGAACGGCGTCGCCTACCAGGATGACGTGCAGATCGTCGAAGCGCAGGTGTCGAAGGTGCTTCCCGACCGGAGGGTGCCCGGCTCCAAACCGGGCAGCATGCGCAACCGCAAGACCGGAGACCCGCTGCTGTTCATGGGCGAACCCTATGAGCCGCACACCGAAATCCACATCAGCGAAATCATCAACCCAACCAACTGAAAGGACAATCCAATGAACCACACCGACTACATCACCCAAGCGTTGATCGAAGACGAGAACATGCCCGCCGACCTCGCGACCCTCTACCCGTCGGCCTCGAAGATCGCCGACGCCGCCAGCACGTTCATCGACAAAGCGGATCAGACCATTGCAAAGAAGAACCTCGCCGACCAGAAGGCGGAGATCGTCGCCAAGTGCATCGACATCTGCCAGCACGTCGTCAAGGAAGGCGCGACCATCAGCTGCCTGCTGCGCAATCCAGCCGGCAGCATGCAACGGCTCCGGGAGACCAGGAAACCCGAGGAACCGGTCCAGCCGGACATGGACGAGATAATCGTCGCCGAAGTGGTCGACGAGATCAAAGCCGCGCACAACGCGGACGAAGCCAACGAGAACGGAGAAGACTAATGAGCGCCAACACCATCGAAGCCACCAACGACATCCAGACGCTGCGGCATCTCGCCGCCGAACCGTCCACGGGCGAACTCGCGCAGCAGCGTGAAGAGGCGCTCGCCGACCAGCGCGAAGCGCTGCTCATCAGACAGGCCCAGCGCATCAGCGAACTCGATGAACGGATTCTCGTGCTCACCCAGGAACGCGACGAGTTGAAGGCGCGGATCCTCGAACAGCATCCACAGCCCGGCACCTATCCGGCCGGCGAACTGAAGGTGCTGGTGAAGCAGGGGCGGCGAGGACTCGACGGCAAGGCGTTCACGGCCGCGTTCCCGCCGGCGGAGAACCCGCGCCTCTACGAGCTGAAACCCAAGAGCCTGACCAACGTCGCCAAGCTCGTCGGCGAACTCGCCGTCGAACGGTTCATCACCCGTTCGAAACCGTCGGTGGTGGTCGAATGAACGCCGAACGCATCGCGAACATCATCGCCACCGGAATAACCGAAGCCGATGTCGTCGAAGACCTGTGCGACGAACTGTACATGCTCAAAGCAGACCAGCTCCATGAGACCTGCGAGCGCATCGCCTCGCAGATCATCAAAGACCATCGTGAAAGGAAGGCGAGGAAACATGGCCAACATAGATGACGTGCTCGCCGTCGCCCAGGCGCAGGCCGGCGTTTCATTCGCCGAACCGCCGGAACCGCCGGAACCGCCGGCGACAAGCGTGGACACCTACGAGGAGCCGCGACTGTGGCCGGAGATCCGCATGATGATCGAAACCGGCATCCGCGACCAGCCGAGGGAGAAACAGGCGGAGATAGGCCCGTCCGAATTGGGCTCCGACTGCCTGCACTGCCTAGCCGCCAAGCTCGCCGGATGGCCCCAATCGCGTAAAACGTCATGGCTGCCGTTCATCGGCACCTGCGTCCACGAGCACTTCGAACGAGAATTCCGCAACCTCGGCCTACGCGAGGACCACGAGTGCCCCGACGGGCAGACAGCACCACGTTTCGAGACGGAGATGCGCGTCAAGGTGGGCACGCTCTCCGGCATCTACGGGACGAGCGAACTGCACGGCAGCATCGACCTGTACGACCGTAAAACGCACAGCACGGTGGATTGGAAGATCACCGGCGACACCACCATGAGAGCGGCGAAGGCCAACGGGCCAAGCCAGCAATACCGCGTGCAAGCCAGCCTCTACGGCATCGGCCTGGAGAACGCGGGCGAGAAATGCGAACGCAACTGCATCTTCATGCTTCCCAGGAACAAAACCAGCCTCAACGACGCCTATGCGTGGGAGGTTTCGTTCGACCCGAAGCCCGGCCGGTGGGCCATGAGCCGCGCCCAACTGCTCATCAATCTGATGGACTGCATCGAACTCGCCGACGGGCCGGAAGTACGCGACGCATGGATACATTCACTGCCCACGAGCCCATCGCATTGCTTCCAATGCGGCAGCTGGCCAGACGACCAGTTCGGGGAACTCTCCGAACTGAACGCATCCCTGTACCCGGACGTACCCGCCAAGTGGGAAACGCTCAAACAACTGCTCCAACCAACCCATCAACCCGACAACAAGTAGAAAGAGACAACTAATCATGTATGGACAGCAGATGAACCAGTACGGCTACCAGCCGCAAGGATACCCGCAGCAAGGCTACGACCAGCAGGCCGCTCCCCGGCAGCCGCACATGAACGCAAGCCAGATGCTCGACCAGATCGACAGCCAGCCCAGCAAGAGCGTGAAGTTCCAACAGCCCGGAGACACGGTCAGCGGCATCATCGAATCCGTCACCGCCGGCCAGGTGCACGTCTACGACAGCATCAACCAGCGGCCCACCAACCAGCCCGACTACTGGCAGGACGGCAGCCCCAAGGTGCAGGTCATCGTCACCATCGACACCGGCACGCGCGACCCCAGCGTGGAGGACGACGACGGACGGCGCAGCGTCTACATCAAGGGCTGGGGCCTGCAGAAGCGCGCGTGGCTGAACGCCGTCCGCGCCGCAGGCCTGCGCAAATCCAGCGACGTGAAGCCAGGCGACCGGTTCACGGCCACGTTCACCGGATACGACCCGAACTCGAAGAACCCGAACAACCCCGCCAAGATGTTCGAATACACGATCGAGCACCAGAGCGCCGTCGACCAGGCCATGCAACCGCGGCAGACCATGCCGCAGCCCGCCTACGGCATGCCGGCGCCGCAGCCGACGCCGGTCATGCCCGCGCAAACCGGGCCGACAGCCACGCAGTCCGTGACGCCGCAGCAGACGACGCAGATTCTCCAGTTGAAGGCCGTCGGCAAGACCCCGCAGGACATCGCAGGCATGATGGGGCTCACCGTCGAACAGGTGCTCGCCGTCGGGCAATCGTCGCAGCAGGGCGGCCAACAGCCGGAACCGGAGTTCTGACGGCGAATGTCGTGTAACCATGCGTAACCCGGTTACGCAAAAATGACTGAAAACCGGTTACGTATGGTTACGTAACCGGCGACACAGCGCCGAGGGTTACGCATGGTTACACAGGCGGTTACGCAAAAAACGTTGGAACTCCGCCAAAAAGAAATAAGTTACTAAAAATCTTTTATTACTCCCTCCATCAAAAGTCTTGAAAGGTGGTGGAGGGGTTGTTTGTAACTACCAATACAAGCATGGAAGGAAAGACGATGGCCGGTAAGTACGACAACTACGCGCCTATCCCAGCCGAGGATCTGCCGGCGAAATACGCCGGCGTCTTCAAACTGCTCGACGTGACGTTCACGCCGCCGAACGACTTCGACCGCGTTATGACCATCACCGGCCAATCGCTCCAACTCGTGACCGACGGAGACGACGACAACCGGAGAAGCCGTCGACTCGTCATGCACGCCGGATACCAGAAAGCCATATGGGAACTACGCGAAGGCCACCTCCGCTACTGCCCGTCCCAGCGCAGGCTCTGGCGTCGCGACCCGGACGTGGAAGACCACGCCGGTGATCGTCGGCTGCTCAACAGCTGGCATCCGATCAAAAGCATCGAGGACGAATACCACATCGGCAACAGCGCCAACGACCGCAACCGCAACTATTCGATGAGCGCCACCATCATGCGCGAGGCAAAGCGTTCGCAATGGTTCCAACAGGTCGAACGCGGCGTGCGCATCGACCCGTGCGTATGGTACCGACAGAACGGACGAGTCATCTGCGTGCGAGATGACCCCGACATGGCCGTGACCCAGACATTCGACCCGAAGGGCATGAGCAGCCAGGCCATCGAACAGGCGGTCAGCATCTGCAAGTGGCTGACCGTGGACGACAAGTCGTGCGCGAACATGCTGCGCATGTTCGCCACGCCTTGGCTCGAACCATTCAAGCAGCTGAGCTTCGTGCTGTCCGGCCATGGCGGCGATGGCAAGACGCTGCTCATGGTCAACGCCGTTCAATCTGTTCTGGGCGACCGCAAATCATATCCGGCGTTCAGCGCGGCGAGATACTGCGAGAAAGGCTTCGGACTGGCCTTGGAATCGATGAACGACGCGATGGCCGGTATGGCGTTCGCCTACGACGACGAATCAGCCGAAGTGACCGAAGCCATGCTGCCAGCGTTGCGCTCGCTGTCGACCGGCGCGACGGTGAACGCCCGCGTGGTTGGAGGCAAGTATTATTCGATGACGCCGACGGCGACCATCGTGATCCTGACCAACATGCCGTTCGCCGATTCCAGCGAGCCATCCGACAAACGCAGATTCATCAAGGTGGAGATGCACCCGTCCGAGGGACGCTCATACGAGCAGTATCATGCCATCGAACTGTTCATCCGCGAACACCCGGCAGCGCTCTACGCTGCGTCATGCCGCCTGTGGGAGCAGGGTGACGAACCGGAGATGGTGAATCTCAGCCCGGCGCGCGCCATCAGCGATGAGATGTATTGGCTTATCACCGAGATCCTGACCAACGAGGAAAAGTACGGGCAGCTCATCGCCTCGCGCGACGCCTACCGCGATGAATTCCACAAGCCGATAACGGGTGATGTCATGTCGCTTCTTGGCCTGGCAAATGGCATCACGAAAGTGTGGGGTGGTCAGAAGCGTGTTGTTCGCGTCCAGGACGAGTCACTGTTCGACGTGTACCGTCAGGCCGTCAAGGCGGAGGAAGGCGACGATGGCTCGCCGGTAACCCCCGAGCCTCCGTTGCCGTTGGAACTCGACTCGCAGCTACCGCCCTCGCTGTTCGGTTTCGAGTGTGATTACGTGCCTGCGAACGCGGATAAGTCGGCGTTCAACTGGAAGAAGCTCGCGCTCGACCCCAATGTGGACACCAGTCAGGTGCCCACCGGCGCGAAGGCGTATGCGGTGGTTCCAGCACCGGGATTCATGGTCATCGACATGGACATGAGCAAAACCAGTGGCGACGACGGGTGGACCGTACTCAACCGGCAGGTGGGCCGGTACGGCACTCCGGCGTTCCCCGCGACCTACCTGGTGCGCACCCCCTCCGGAGGACTCCACGCCTACTACCGACTGCCCGAGGCGTTGCACGGCAGGGTGAAGAACGCCGTCCACCTGAAGACCAGCGAATACCCCGACGGCATTCCCGTGGACTTGCGCGTGGAACGCAAGGGATACGTCATCGGAGCGGGAAGCACCGTGAACGAGGGCGACTACCGCGTATGCGACCTCCCCGGCGACGACGGCATACCCGAGGCCAGCGCCCAGATCTGCCGGTGGCTCGAATCCATCGGCAGCATCGAAAACACCACGCCCGGTCTGTCGGCGTCCGCGCCTCGCAGACAGCCGCCTTCGGCGGCCGGCACAACCGGCCTGGACATCGATCGGGTCATGGCCGACGAGCCGCCCGTCAGACGCCGATCTGGCAGGCCCGACATGACGCCCGTGCCCAAGGGGCAGCGCAACCAGACGCTGCACGACTGGGCCTACGGGCGAGCCGTCAACCACCCGGAAAACCTGCGGCAAATCGAAGCCGACCTATACGAGCGCGGCCATGCCAGCGGCCTGAAGGACAACGAACTGGCGACGATCTGGAAATCAATCACACGACAACTCGGAGACTCCAATGCATAAGGGAATTCGTGCCCGCGAGCGCAAGCCGCCGTGGCTCAGGCTCTTGGCCCCGGATGGCAACATCGCCCAATTGGAGGCGGCCGTCTGCGGGACGTGCGGCAGGTGGGTGCTCAGGTGCAGGCAGGGCGTGTGGGAGGCGTGGGATCCGGGCGTCATCCAGGGCGATGATCTGACGGTGGCCATCATCCTTGGCGTCAGGCTCACGAGGCTCAAGACAGTGTACGGCATGTGTGGGCCGACGCTCATCGATGTGTGCGGCGAGCGTGGCATTAGGTCTGATGGCCAATATTTGGCCGAGCATCGGTGCGGGTTCGCGCCCATCAGCCTCACGCCCTACAAGCCTGCGGCGAAAGCCCGTCAACCGGGCAAGCCGTGGGCCTCGGGAATCAAGTTGACGGAAGAGGATGTCCGCGAGTTCGAGCGGATATGGAACATGCCAGTGAAGGAGTTGAAATGCCTAACGCGATCCAAAGTGAATTGATCCTCAAGTGGCACGGGCGGGGCAGCAAGGCCGGTGAGATCGCCGACCTGTTGAAACTGCCGGAGGCGCTGGTGCAGTCGGTCATCGACCATCCGCCGCAGGACAAGGACAGATTCAAGGTGCGGTTCGTCGAACAGCCAACTCTCGACGGACTGTGACGATGGCAGGACGTGATGGACGAAAGGATGAGAGTATGCCTGGGAGGAACTTCCACAACGGCTTTCGGCGCGAAACGGTGGACATCGACGACCCGGAGGTGCGCGCCTTCATCGAACACTGCCGGGCCGGAGACGTGTCGAACGAGGAGACATCCGAGCGTCGCGGTTTCCGCGAGAAGCGAACGGAGACTCCGGAGCGGGAGCCGTGTGGAAAATGAAAGCCACCCGGCCGGACGGGGCCGAATGGCGTTCGCATGGGGATGCGGATGCTCATGTTAGTCCGGCCGAAAGGGGCGCATCAAATTGGAATGCCAGCACTGCCACCACACTTATCAGGACGAGACGCACCCGTTGTGTCCGGCCTGCGACCTCACGCTGACGCTCGACCCGCTCAGACTGTGCGTGTGGCTCGACCCATTGCATGCGTCGCTGGACGCGACCGTGCATCCCGGAGGCCACCAGCCCACGCGCGTCAACCTGCCGAACGCGCCCACGCCGATCCGGCTCGACGTGATCGACCTGCTCGACACGATCGACGCCACGGCACGCGCCATGTGGCGACGCCTCGAAGGCGTGGACGCGCTCGATTGGCGTCGTGACGCGCCCGCCGCCACAAGCCTCCGACGATTGCTGATGGACATCTCCGGCCATCCGCGCCTGACACTGCTGGCGGACGCGGGCATGTGGCTCGACAGTCTCGACCGATTGTGCGCGCTCACGCTCGCGATCATCGACATTCCCGACCGGCCCAAGCCCATCGGCCATTGCCCCAACCCATTGTGCGGAGTACAGCTCAACGCCATCGACGGACAGGGCAAGGTCACATGCCCCGTGTGCGGCGGCGAATGGCATGTGGCCGACGTGCGCCTCGCGTTGCTCGAAAGCCTGGCCGGCAGCGAGCGCCTGCTGACGCTCACCGAGTGCGCGCGACTATTGGGCGAGTGCGGATACCATGTGACCCGCAAGCAATTGCAGCACCGGCGAGACCGGGGCCTGTTGACGTCGCAGACCAATGATTCCAAGGGGCGGCAGCTGTTCCGCGTGCGTGACGTGATGGCGACACTCCCGGCTCGATTTGACGCGGCCCCGGGTTGGGGTCGATAATTGTCAGTGGATTAGAGGGTTCGAAACCGGAAGGTGATGGTTTCGGACCCTCACCCATACCCGGGATAGTTGGCGGAGCGGACATGAGCAGCAGACCCAACAAGCGCAGAGCCAACGGATGGCGGCGCAGCCAGCTCATCGCCCGGCACAGGGCCATGGGCCGCGACTGCCAACTATGCTTCAGACCAATCGACTACACGCTCGACTCCGGGCCATGGCGGTTCGTGGTCGACGAGATCACGCCGGTCGCCCTGGGCGGCGACCCATTGAGCTGGGCCAACACCGAACCCGCGCACGCATGGTGCAACCGCGTCAAGGGCACGCACACGCGCGCATGGGCCATCCAACGAATCGCGCAACTACTCGACACCGGCACGCCAGCGGCCGACAACACCATCCCCACGTTCGACACGTCAGAATGGTGACACCACACTAGGGGGGTATACCCCGGTCGGGGCGTCAAGGCCTCCTCGTGTGCAGGGCCGATTTCCCTCCCCGGTGTTTTCCTTTCGTCCGCACCGTGTATCCGAGCAGAAGGAGGCGTCATGGTTTCGAGGGTCTGTCTGCGTTGCGGCAAGGTATTGGGCAAAAACGTCGGCGGCAGAAGGAAATACTGTTCCGATAACTGCCGCAAGCGTGCGGCCGACCAGCGTCGCCGCCATCCCGGAGGGACAAAGCCCGTATCGTCCGTGCGTGCGTCATCGTCCGCGCCCGTATCCGGGTGCGATTACGCCGACCTGCTGCGCATCAGCCTCACGGCGCTCAAACGGGCCGTGGAGGATGACGGCACCCCGGCGAACGCGGTGGCCCCATTGACCAAGCAGCTGCTCGCGGTCGGCAAGGAGATCACGGACTTGGAGAACCGTCCCGTCGACCCGCTCGAGGAAGGGGTGAACGTCAGTGGCGCAGCCGACGAGCCCTTCGACCCCGAAACTCTCTGAAATAGCCCGTCACCTGAGCATCCCCACCGGCATCGAGACCACCGGCTTCGGTCGTGTGCGCACCGTCGCCGGACGGCTCGGCATCCGTTTCGACCGGTGGCAGGACGATTTGTGTCGGCTGATGCTCGCCAAACGCGCCGACGGAGAATACGCCGCGTCGGCCGGCGGCGTGGCCATGAGCCTGTGCCGTCAGGTCGGCAAGACGTTCACCGTGGGCACCAACGCCGCGATCATGTGCCTGCTGCAACCGGACTTCACCGTGTTGTGGACCGCGCACCGCACGCGCACCAGCGCGGAAACGTTCAAAAGCATGCAAGCCATCGTCCGCCAGCCCGGCCTGACCCGCCACGTCAAGGCGATACGCCGCGCCAACGGGCAGGAAAGCATCGAGTTCGCCAACGGGTCGCGCATCCTGTTCGGCGCGCGCGAGCAAGGCTTCGGACGCGGCTTCGCCGGCATCGACATGGAGATCTTCGACGAAGCGCAGATCCTGACCGAGAAGGCCCTCGACGACATGGTGCCCGCCACCAACGCCGCGAAGAACCCGCTCATCGTGTTCATGGGCACTCCACCGCGCCCCAACGATCCCGGCGACGTGTTCAAACTCAAACGCTCCCAAGGCCTCGCCAACGAGGACGGCATGACGTACGTGGAGTTCAGCGCCGACAGGGACGCCGACCCGAACGACCGCAACCAATGGGCCAAAGCCAACCCCAGCTACCCCACGCGCACCAAACCCGCCGCGATGCTGCGCATGCTCAAGAATCTCGGTGAAGACAGCTTCCGGCGCGAAGCGTTGGGCATCTGGGACGAGACCACGGATCGCAGGGCCATCGACCCCGACCAGTGGCAGCAGGCCGAAACCGGGGAACGCCGGCCCGGCGGATGGGTCGCGTTCGGCGTGGACATGCCACCCGACCGAAGCCGCCTCGCCATCGGCGCATGCATGGCCTACCCGGACGGCACCGCGCACATCGAACTCGCCCAACTCAAGAACACCCACACGCACGGCACCGGTTGGGCGGTGGAATGGCTCGCCCAACGATGGCCCAAAACATCGGCCATCGTCATCGACGCGCAAAGCCCCGCCACCGTGCTCATCCCCGACCTGAAGAAACACGGCGCCAACGTCACCGTCACCGGCCCCACCGACATGGGCCGCGCCGCAGGACGCTTCCTCGACATGCTGCGCGACCGCACCCTCACCCACCTGCGGCAAGCGCCGCTCGACGCCGCAGCCGACGCCGCCATCACCCGCCCCATCGGCCACGAAGGCGCGTTCGGCTGGAACAAACTCGGCACCGACACCGACATCAGCCCGCTCGTCGCCGTCACCCTCGCCCTGCACGGCGCGAAAACCAGCAGCCGCCGGCCGACCGGCAAACCGCAAAGGATCATCCGATTGAAATGACCAGCTTCCCCACCACCATCGCAGGCCTGACCAACAGCCAGCAAGCCACCTACCGGCGGCTCCTGCGCCGACTGTTGGCCAAACGCTCCAGAAACCGCACCCGCACCCGCTACTACGAAGGCAAGAACGAGCTCAAAGACCTCGGCTACGCGCTGCCGCCCATCGCCAAGGACATCGAAATGGTCGTCGGCTGGCCCGCCAAAGCCGTCGAAGCGCTCGCCAACCGCGTCGTGCTCGACGGGGTGACCACGCGCGACGGGTCCGAACTGTCCCGCACGGTCAGCGACCTGATGGACGCGAACGATCTGGCGCAGACGGCGGAGAACGCGCACACCGACGCGCTCGTGCACTCGTGCAGCTTCGTGGCCGCGTTCCGAGGCGACACCACGATGGGCGAGCCAGAGGCCATCATCCAGGAGTTCCCCGCCGACTGCGCGACAGGCTCGTGGGATCCGCGCATGCACGCGTTGGGCGAGGCGCTCCTGTTCGACGTGTCGCACGACGACGGGCGCAACGGCAAAGTGCGCTGCGGATACCTCATGTCGGACGGCATGATCGTCACGTTCGCCGGCGACGGCACCCGTTTCTCCAAGCAGACCGAAGCCCCGTACGACGGGCGCATCCCTTGCGAACTGCTCGCCTACCGTCCCGACTCGAAACGCCCGTTCGGCCGTTCGCGCATCAACCGCACCGTGATGAGCCTGACCGACTCCGCCGTCCGCACGTTCCTGCGCTCCGAACTGCAGGCGGAACTCTACAGCGTGCCGCCGCGCTACTTCCTCGGCGTGACCGAGGACATGTTCACCGACGAGGACGGCGAATCGATACCCATGTGGAGGATCGCGCTCGACAAGGTGCTCGCCATCCCGCGCGATGAAACCACGGGCAGCGTGCCCGAGGTGGGCCAGTTCCAGCAGTACAGCTTCGAACCGCACGTGACCCAGTTGCGCAACACCGCGACCATGTTCGCGGCGGCGACGAGCCTGCCGCCCGACGCGATGGGCGTGCTCACGTCCAACCCGTCCAGCGCGGCGGCGATAGACAAGGCAGTCAAGGAACTGTGCCTCGACGCGGAATCATGCCAACGCCGCTTCGGCCCCGCATGGGAACGGATCATCGACCGCGCCCGGAAATACGCCGGGAGCGACGGCATGGCCACGGTGAGGGTCAGCGCCCAATGGCGCAACCCAGCCACCCCGTCGCGCGCCGCCGCCGCCGACGCGGCCGTGAAACTCGTACAGGCGGGCATCCTGCCCGCCGACAGCGAAGTCACCTGGGACATGCTCGATCTGTCCGACCGGCAACGCCAGACGTTGCGCCGCGAAGCCCAGAAAGCACGCGCCCAAGCGCGAATCGACCAGTTGAGGATCCGAACCGGACAAATCGAGGGGGCGAAGGATGGAACCGAACAACCTGAACCTTTCGCCGGAACGACGCCAACGTCTGGAGCGGCTGCTCGACCAAGCGTATGAGGATTACATCGATGATCTGGAGAACCTGACCGACGCGGCCACCGACGAAATCGAAACCGCCTACCGGCGCGACCCGCTCTCCCTCAAGGACACGGTGCGCGACTACACCGATCAGGCCAGCCAACTGGCGAACGACTACTACGACACCGTACGCCAACTCTGGCAGGAGGAAGCCGGCGTCGAATTCACCGACTTCGACCACACCGACCTCATCGATTCCGACCGCGTGCTCTGGCAGCAGCAGGGCGGCTACTCCAACACCGACTACAACGGTTTGACCTACACGCAGGTCAAGAACGGGCAATCCCGGTCAGGCGCCACCATCGACGACCTGTGGCCCGCGTTGGACACCGTGGATGACTGGCAGCAGTTCATCGCCGACATGATATCCACCAGCACGCGCCTGACCCAACAGCGCAACATGCGAGCCGACCCCACGAAGCCACGTTGGGCGCGCGTGCCGCGCGGCAAGACGTGCGCGTTCTGCACCATGCTCGCCTCACGCGGCTTCGCCTACCTGAGCGAGGACACCGCAGGACGGCAGATGCAATACCACGCCGACTGCGACTGCCAGATCATCCCCAACTGGGGCAAGCAGGCGCTCGCCGGATACGACCCCGACAAGCTGTACGGCATGTGGAAGGAAGGCGTGGACGCAGCCGGAGACGGCGACTGGCGCGAAGCCCTCAGACAGATGCGCCGCCTGCACCCCGAACAACTCAAAGACGGCGTCCATGAAACGAGCGGGCCATGGCCGAAGGATGTCATATACCCATATGCCGGCGTATGGGAGCATGTGTTCGACGGTCATGGCCCCGGCACCCGCATCGAAGGAAAGACCCATTTCCCAGACGATTGGAGCGCTGAAAAGGTCAAATGGGCGGTAATGGAGGCTGTTGCCGCGCCGGATTACGTCAAAACGGCCGGAGCCAACCGCGAGAACCGGTATAAAATGGTTGACGACGTACTGATCCGCGTCTGGCTGCAGAAAAAACGCGGCAATGACCAACGGTTCCGCATCCACACTGGGCATCCGACGACGCAGCAGGAAAGGGAGAGGCTATGGCCACTGATCAGCAGGCAGCTGAAGCCTACCGACGGCTGAGGGAACACTGCGCATCGCTTCCCGCTGACAGGCTGCAATCGCTCGATGACGGTCTGGACGCCGGAGAGCCATACCTCGCATTGAGCTGGCTCATCGCCGATGTACTGGAAAACCACATCGACGTGCCTCGCGAAACGCTGCTGTCGGCATACGCGCTGCTCGACGACGCGGACAAGGAAGAATATGCCGACATGCTCGGCTGAGCCTCCGCCGTCATCATCAGGCCATCACGATTTTCGTGGTGGCTTTTCTTATACCGATTCTTGGTGGATTGCCGGAGCAGCCGAACGGACCCGACTGTAAATCGGGCGCACAATGTTGCCGCGCAGGTGCGAATCCTGCATCCATCACTTTCGCGGACCCCGCACGCCGCGTCGCCAACCGTGCGCAAGCCAACAGAAAGAGAACCATCATGTTCAAGTTCAGCAACCGCAACCGCATGCTCCTGCATCGCCTGCGTTTCATCGAAGGCGTCGGAGGCGAAGGATCCGGCTCCGGTTCGCCCGGCACCGCCGGCAACGGCGGCAATAACAACGGTGAACCGGACACTTCCAAGCCTCAGCCTCCGAAACCACCGGAGGTCGAAAAGCAGGATCCGCAGGCCAAGGATTTCAGCCGTGCGCTCGCCAAGCGCGTCGCCGAGATCGAGGCGAAGTACGCCGACTACGAGGAGCTGAAGGCCAAGGCCGCGAAATACGACGCCGGCCAGAACGACGCCGAAGCCCGGTTGGCCAAACTCGAACGGCGTTTCGACGAGGCCGACAAGGCCAAGGCTCGCCGGTCGGAGGTCGAGAAGGTGGCCAAGGAGACCGGTTTGCCTGTCGAACTGGTCGCCATGCTCGACGGGGACGGCGACCAGCTCGTCGAAAACGCCAAGACCGTCAACGCGATCATCGGCAAGCTCAAGGACCCCGGCGCGCTCGCGCCGCGCGTCGATCAGGCCGGTGGCGGCGAACAGCTGACTCCGCGCCAACTGTTGCAGGCTGCGTACGCGGAAAAGAACTGAACATCAATCGAAAGGAGCCATCATGGCGCTCACACTCGCGGAATCCGCGAAACTCTCCAACGACACCCTCGCGCGCGGCGTGCTCGAAACGTTCGTGCAGACCAGCCCCATCCTCGACCGCATCCCCTTCATGGAGATCGAGGGCAACGCGTACGCGTACAACGAGGAGGCCACCCTGCCCGGCGTCGCGTTCCGCAACGTCAACGAGGCGTACGCCGAATCCACCGGCACCGTCAACCAGAAAAGCGAGAAGCTCGTGATCCTCGGCGGCGATGCAGACGTCGACCGGTTCATCCAGCAGACGCGCAGCAACATCAACGACCAGCGCGCCGAACAGACATCGTTGAAGGTCAAAGCGATCTCCTACAAGTTCCAGGAAACGTTCTTCAACGGCGACACCACCGTGGACACGAAAAGCTTCGACGGGCTCAAGAAGCGTCTGACCGGCACGCAGGTCATCGACGGCGGCGCGAAGGGCCTGCCCATCGTGGGCGAATCCAACACGGACATCCACGCGTTCCTCGACAAGCTCGACGAACTGCTCGCCGCGGTTCCCGGAATCAACGGACAGAACGGCGCGATCTACGCTTCCGCGCCCATCATCCGCAGGATCGGCAGCGCCCTGCGGCACGTGAGCCTCGACACCGTCCTCATGGAGGACATCGCCGGCAAGCGCGCCATCCAGTGGAACGGCATCCCCATCCTCGAGGCCGGGCAGACCGCCGCCGGCGCCCAGATCCTCGCCGCGAACGAGACCATCACGCCCGATTTCGGTCAATCCGCGACCGCGGTGAACAACACGTCCAGCATCTACGCGGTCAAGTTCGGGTCCTCCGAAGGCGATCAGGGCGTGACCGGGTTGACCAACGGCGGCGTGCAGGTCGAGGATCTCGGCCAGTTGCAGGACAAGCCCGCCTACCGCACCCGAATCGAGTTCTACGTCGGATTGGGCGTGTTCAGCGGCAAGGCCGCCGCACGCTTGAAGGGGGTGCTCAATGGCTAGAGCGAAGCAGCCGGACGAGGAAATCGACCTCGACCCTACAGCACAGGCCGAAACCACGGCCGTAGAACCGTCCGACGCGGCGGACATGCCCACGCCCGTGCCCGAAGCGTTCCCTCCCGACGGGCACCGTTGGGAACGGTTCGAAGCCATGCGCCCAGACGGCGTGCGCGTGATGGTCACCCGCGACATCGAAACCGGCGACCAGCGCGTGACGGAGGCCTGACATGGCCACGCCAGCATCGTTCGCCACGCCCGACGACCTCGCCAAGGCGTGGCGGACGCTGACCACGGCTGAGCGGAAACGCGCTACACCGCTGCTCGCCAAGGCGAGCCGGCGCATCCGTTTGACCTGCCCGAACTGGAGGAAAGCCGAAACGGCGGATCCGGGCGTGTGCGCCGACGTGGCGTGCGACATGGTCAAACGCGCCATGACCGCCGAAACCACGAACCCTGCAGGCTGGTCGCAGACATCCTCCACCACGGGCCCGTTCTCCGACTCGCACACGTTCGCCAACCCGAACGCCGACCTGTACCTCACCAGCGCCGAAATCCTGCTGCTCGGCGGCAGGCGCGGTGCCAAAGCGTTCGCCGTGAGCATGAACGGAGGTGGCTGATGGAACGGGTCGACGTGTACCGGGGCATCCAGTCCACGGATTCCGACGGCAACCCCATGCACGGGCCGCCCTCGTTGTGGAAAACGTTCCAAGCGTTGGTGGGGCCCGCCATGGGCGAGGCGAAGATATCCGAAACGGTGACCATGCCCGTCACCATCGGCTACACCGTCTACATCCGTGGCGAGGAGCCGACCGGCATCCTCAACACCGACGTGCTCGCCCTGCGTGGCGAACGTCTGCCCGTCACCGCGCCGCCCGCCGAATGGCTTGACGACACCGGCCAGCATGTCGGCGACGTGGTCACCGTCCGGTTCACCAAGGGAGCGTGATGTCATGGCGAGACCGGTCAAGTTCGTATTCGACAGACCCGCGTTCCAGCAGCAGGTACTACGCGGCAAGGCCTCGGAGCTGTGCCGTGATGCGGCCGAAAGGGCGGCGAACGGGAAGAACCTCGTCGCCAGGCCAATGAGCGGCAAGACGCGCGACGGGGCGGTGCTCATCGAGCTCAACCACGACGGGAACCGTCTCAACGACGCGATCGGAGGCATGAGCGTATGAGCATGCGGCCGATCATCCGCCCGCAGCGCGTCGAGCCCCTGCTGCTCGACGGCCTGCGCGAGGCATTCCCCGACCTGCGGTTCGGCACGGTCTCCCAGCCGCTGGAACCGCCCTACGCGCAGTGCACGCTCCACGCGAGCATGCAGCAACAGTCCACGCCGATCAGCGTGGCCTGCCGGCTTGGTCTGACCGTGGACATCGTGCGCGAGGACGGCACCGGCGACTGGCAGCAAGCCAGCGAACAGTGCTCCCAAGTCCTGTCGTGGGTGCTCGAGCACGCACCGGAGCGATCCGCTTTTCTGTCGGCCTCGTATGAGTCGGGGCCGATCCGCCAGCCCATCGAACGGCATCTCGGCGCCTACGCCGTCGCGCTGCTCGACGTGCTGGCCGTCTGATTCACCCAAACATCCAATCGAAAGGAGTTGCCATGGCGGAGACTGACAACAGCTACATCTCCAGCGGCAACAACGCGGACCTCGTCAAGGTCATCAAGCAGTACGCGCTCTTCCTGGTCAAGAAGGGCGAGACGTTCACCAAGCCCACGTCGGAGAACTGGACGCCGGGGGAGCTCAAGCCCATCGGCTATTCCAGCGAGGACGGCGCGGTCATCCACCCGGAGCCTGGCGACGAGACCGAGATCAAGGGCCACAACGGCGACACCGTGTATTCGGAGACGGACGGCGGCTACTGGACGATCCAGTGCGCCGGCATCGAATGCCGCAAGAGCATCGCCGAGGCATATTTCGGCGTCGAGGCCGACACCAAGGGCGGCTTCCACGTCAAGGACGCGACCACGCCCATCGAATACCAGATCGTTTTGGCCGGCCTCGACCAGTTCGGCAACCCGGTTTTGTTCCTCGCGGAGAAGGCCAAGGTCTCCGACCGTGACGACATGACCCTCGTGTCCAGCGACGTACTGCAGTTCAACTGCACGTTCAAACTCCTCAAGGCATCGGACGGCTACATGTTCCACGTGTGGGGCCTGCTCGCCGCCGAAAACGCGAAGGACCAGGCGGCGAGCATGTCGCACACGGTCGAGTAGCCCCGTTGATTCCTCCCATGCCGGACGCCTGATGGCGGTCACGCCCGGCATGGGACCATCCCACCCAATCGACCGCCACACACCGAGAAGCAAAGGAAACCCACCATGACCGCCAACACCGACTACCAGACCGTGAGCATCGACCCGATCGACGACGGGGAGACGCAACCCGACGTGCACCTGTTCATCCCCACGAATCCCGACGCGAAGAAGGACGACCCCGACTATGGGCGGGGCCTGAAGCTCGACCTGCCGAACCTCAACAGCGAGGACCTGCCCATCGATGTGATCCAGGCCGTCCTGCTGACCAAGAGCGCCGTGAACCTCACCGACGAGCAGAACTTCGCCGTCGCCAGCACGATGCTCGCCTACTTCCAGGTCATGCAGCCCAACTACTGGAACTTCCTGCGCCGCCTGGGCCGTCCGATGGCGTATCTGGCGGGCACCGTCAAAGCGTGGGCCGAGCAGTCGGGACTTGACCCAAAAGCGTTGTCCTCGTCGATCTCCAAGGCCGGCACCGCGCCGCGCTGGACCACGACTGGCTCCAAGCATATGGAACCATATACCGGCCGATAACCCTCCGGGAATGGGTCCAGGCCGACGGCAAACCCGCACGGCGCTCCATCGGCTGGGCGCGCGCGTGGGCCCTGACCCGCGAACTCCTCAAGGACCATTACTTGCACTCCTACGCCGCGCTGGCCGGCTGGTCGTACATCCCCGCGCCGGAGGAGGTCGCCATGTGGGACCAGGCCGAGGCCGACAAGCGGCTGAGGCGCAAGGGGTGGAGGCCGTGGATGGACCCGAGGAACAACCCGTTCGGCACGGGCAGGCCCATCAGGGCGCGCAGCGAGGTCCTGCGCGACCGCGAAAAGCTCAAGTCCATGTTCCATATCCAAGACGAGTGAACCAAGACAACTGAATGTTGAGTCCCGGCCGCCATCGGGAACCGAATCAACGAAAGACGAGGTGAGGAGACGATGGCCGGTCAGGATATCGGCACTGTGTACGTGCAGGTTGTGCCCTCCGGCAAGGACTTCGGCAAAACCATCGAGGGCCAGATCGGCCAGAGCGTCGCCGCCGCCGGCAATACCGGCGGCAACGGGCTATTGAAGTCCCTGACCGGCGCGTTCTCCAAGGTCGGCAAGATAGGCCTGGGGGCCGTCAGCGCGGTCGGCGGCGGCATCACCGCGCTGGCCGCCAAGGGCGGCTTCGAGCGCGCCCTGAACATCGAGAACGCGCAGGCCAAGCTCAAGGGTCTCGGCCACAGCGCGACCGACATCAGCGCCATCATGGACAACGCGCTCGCCAGCGTGAAGGGCACCGCGTTCGGACTGGGCGACGCGGCGACCGTGGCTGCGAGCCTGTCGGCGTCGGGCGTCAAGTCCGGCCGGCAGATGACCGACGTGTTGAAGACGGTGGCGGACACGGCGCAGATCTCGGGGCGCAGCCTGACCGACATCGGCACGATCTTCGGATCGGTGGCCGCGCGCGGCAAGCTGCAGGGCGACGACATGCTCCAGTTGATGAGCTCGGGCGTGCCCGTGCTCCAATTGCTCGCCACCCACTTGGGCAAGACCAGCGCCGAAGTGTCCGACATGGTGTCCAAGGGCAAGATCGACTTCCAGACCTTCGCCGACGCCATGCAGGAAGGACTCGGCGGGGCAGCGCTGGCAGCCGGAGACACGTTCCAGGGCGCGCTGGCCAACGTGAAGGCCGCGCTCGGACGCCTGGGCGAAGGCCCCGGCAAGATCGCGCTCGAATCACTGCGCAAGGCGTTCAACGCCGCCATCCCCGCCATCGACGCGTTGGGCAGCCAACTCACCCCGTTCCTCGACAAGCTCAACGGCCAGCTCGGCCCCTACATCGACAAGGCCATCGGTCTGATCGAACGGTTCTCGGCCGGTCTGCAGGACGGCAGCATCACTATCCAGGACATCGCCGGCCAGATCGGTACGCTCGCCGGCGCGTTCGCCGTATTCACCGGAGTCGGTGGCAACATCGATTCCATCACCGGCTTCTTCGACCTGCTCGGCACCGCCGGAGACCGTGGCGTCACACAGCTCACCAGCAAGGTCAAAAGCCTGCCGGACGGCATCAAATCCGTGTTCTCCGCATTCATGTCGGACGGGGCCACCATGGCCGAGAACCTCGCCTTCCCGTTCCAATTGGCCGGGGAGAAGATCTCGGGCAGCAAGATTGGGCAGAAGATCGCATCCCTCGGATCGGGCATCTCAGACGGCGTCGGCAAGATCACCTCGACGCTCAAAAGCAAGCTTGTGTCCGGGTTCGCGTCAGCCGCGTTCTCGCTCGAGAAGAATCCCGTGATCATCGGGCTCCGGTCGTTCGGAGGCAAGCTCGGAGGCATCGCATCCGGCGTCGCGGGCAAGGCGAAGGCCGCGCTCGGGCCCATCGGAGACGCCTTCGGCGGCATCGCCGGAGTCGTCGGGCCAAGGCTGCAGTCCGGCCTGAACGCGGTCGGCGGCCTGATCACGAGCTTCTTCAGCCCGGGCAACTTCATCAAGCTCCTCGGCATCGGCGCCATCATCGCCGCACTGGTCGCGGGACTCGGCATGCTCGACCAGAGCATGCAGGGGCAGCTGTTCGCCATGATCGGCCGGTTGGGCGCGCAACTGCCGGGCATGCTGCAGAACCTGAGCATGCAGATCGCCGCGAACCTGCCGCAGATGATCGCGCAGGGCGCTGCCATCCTGACCGCGCTGATGGGCACGATCAGCGCGAATGCGCCCAAGCTGTTGTCCACGGCGGCGCTGCTGATCACCACGCTCGTGCAGGGGCTTGGACAGGCGCTGCCGAGCCTCCTGCCCGCAGCCGTGCAGATGATAACCTCTCTGATCGCGGCGCTCATAGCGCAGGCCCCCATGCTCATCGAGGGCGGCATGCAGCTCCTGCAGGGACTCGTGCAGGGCATCACGGCCGCGCTGCCCATGCTCGGCGAACAGATCCCCCTGCTGGTCCAGACGATCATGACGGCCTTGGTCGCCGCCCTGCCGCAGCTCATGCAATCCGGCGTGCAGGTCGTCACCAGCCTCATCCAAGGCCTGGTCGCGGCGATGCCCACGCTGGCGGCCATGATCCCGCAGGTCGTCATGACCATCGTGGACACGCTGCTGGCCAACCTGCCCGGCATCGTCAGCACCGGCGTGCGGCTGCTCGCGTCGCTCGCCAACGGGCTCGTCAACGCGATCCCCCAATTGGTCGGGCGCATCCCCGCGATCATCGCCGCGCTCGTGGGAGGCATCGCCTCGCGCCTGCCCCAGATCATCCAATCCGGCGTGCAGATCATCATCACGCTGGCCGGAGGACTCGTGCAGGCCATCCCACAGCTGGTAGCCAAGATCCCGGCGATCTTCAGCAGCCTCGTGTCCGGGTTCCTCTCGCAGGATTGGGGCAAGATCGGCCTGGACATCATCGCCGGCATAGCGAAAGGCATCGCGGGAGCGGCCGGCAAGCTCGTCGACGCGGCCGTCGACGCCGCCAAAAACGCGCTCAACTGGGTCAAGAACAAGCTCGGCATCGGCTCCCCGTCCAAGGTGTTCCGCGACGAGGTGGGCCGGTGGATCCCCGCCGGCATGGCCGTCGGCATCGACCGCAACGAGGGTACGGTCTCCAAGGCGGCCACCAACCTCGCCAAGGGCGCGCTCGCGCCGATGCTCGGCGTGCCCGACCAGTACAGGGCGCTGATGGACGAGGCCACCGGCACCCTGACCGAGGCAAGCATGAGCGTCAACGCCATGGGTCCCGACCATCGCAACGGGTACTCGGCCGACGCGCCGCGCACGGAACAGCAGGAGTTCGCCGCGCTGAGCGGCCTGCTCGAATCCATCGACCAGCGGCTCAGGAACCTTTCGGACGCGCTGCCGGGCATCATCAGCGACTACACGCCGAAGCTCACCATGCGCGAGCTCGCCCGGCTCGTCTGACAAGGAGGCATGTTGGAGACTATCGAATACACCGCCGGCAATGGCGAGAGCATCGGATTCGAGGGGCCGTTGTACGGAGAGACGCTCACCGGACTGCGTGGCCGCGCATGGGATTACAGCCTCGCCTCGCGTGGTCTGACCGGCGTCACCCGCAAGACACGCGAAACGAACGTCACGGTGAGGATCCATGATTCGCCGGCCACGCTCGACCTGCTGTGCCGTCTCGCCGACGCCGACATGGCAGCCGGCACGCCTGGCACGCTCATCGCCGACGGCGAATGGGAGACCAGGGCGTGGATCCCGAAAAGCGAGCCGCAGACCATCACGCCCACGATGGTCGAGACGCAGCTTACCGTCGTGCTCCTGGACGGCGTGTGGCGGAGGGAGACCACCACGCATCACGATCCGCGAACCGACGCCGGCAGCGGACTTGACTACCCGCACGACTATCCGCACGACTACGGCGGCATGAGCATTCTGGACACCGTGGCCAACACGAGCGGCATGCCGCAGCCGATACGCCTCACGATCTTCGGCCCATGCGTCAACCCGTACGTCATCATCGGCCCCAACCGGTACGAGGTCGACGCGACCATTCCGGCCGGCAGCAGACTCGAAATCGACGGCACCGCTGACGCCAGGACCGTCATCATGATCTCCGACACCGGCCTGCGCACGAACCTCTTCGCCAAGGCCATGCGCGGCACCGGACGCGGATCCGGCACCTACATCTTCGAACCGCTTCCCCCCGGCACGAGCACGATCAGCTGGGCTGGCGGATTCGAATTCGACCTGACCGCCATCGAAGAGAGGAGCGAACCGCCATGGACCTGATCGTCACCGACACGAACGGCACGCCGTCCGGCTCGTACGCCTCATGGACGCTCGACCTGGCATACGGGTCGGGGGAGAACGACTTCGAACTCCAATGCCCGGCACGCCTGAAACCAGGCTGCCGATGGTGGGTCGACGGGACAGGCTGGGGCGGCATCGTCGACGACGTGAAGACCAGCGTCACCGGCGGCGAGGGCGAGCTCACCTACCACGGTCGCGACTGGCACGGCCTGCTCGCCTCGAAGATCCTCGAACCCGACAAGGGCAAGGACTACCTGACCGTGAGCGGCACGATCGGCACGCTCCTGCGCACCGTCATCTCCCGTATCGGGCTGCAGGACATCATCACCGTCACGGAAGGCGCGTCCAAAAACGCAAACTGGCGGTTCGACCGGTACTGCGACGCGTGGAGCGGCCTGTCCAAGATGCTGCGCGCATCAGGACTGCGGCTGCGCATCACCGCAGCGCAGAACGGCGTGACAGTCGACGCGCCGCCGATCACGGCCGCCGGCGACCTCATCGACTCCGACCTCATCGACTTCGACGCGACACTCGCCTCGCATCCGATCAATCACCTGATCTGCCTCGGCAAGGGCGAACTCAAGGACAGGATCGTCGTCCACTGGTACGCCGACCAGCAAGGCACGCTCAGCCACACGCAGACCATCAAAGGCGCGGACGAGCGCGCAAGCGTCTACGAGCTCAGCAACGCCGACGACGCCGAACTCGAGACCAAAGGCAAGACAAAGCTCCAGGAGCTGCGAGATACAGGCAGCATCGACGTGGACGTTACCGACGGCATCGACCTCGACGTGGGCGACACCGTGACCGGCCGCGACAAC